TGATAATTCGGCTGATAATTATAAACATACTACTTTTGAAGATCTTATTTGCAAAAATTGGTTTGTTCAGTCAGTAGAAACAATTAAACACCATGTGTTTAGTGTTTCTACAGCAATGAGTTTCTTTACTCGTAATAAGTGGAAACCAACTGTCGCCATTCGTGCTAATAAGGCAGCGGGTTTCCTTAATTTGCGTGAGAGTGTTGATGAATGGTCGAAAATTGATGAATTATCTTCTACTAGCGATTTTGTGTCGTATTTTAAGGCGTTAGGTTTGACGTTTTGGCGTTGCGAAAATGTTCGTGACCGAGGATTAGTTATTATTAAGTGGGCTGCTATTTGTGGTTCAGCCGTTGCTTCAGTTTATGTGATGATGGGGATATATTCTTGGGTTTGTAAGTTTTTCAATCGTCATGAGGAAGAAGTTATCTATCACAAGGGTGAGTTTCAGTCGAATGATAAATTTAAAAATTATCAAGCCAACAAGTCACTATTGGCTAGACAATCTAAACCTACTATACCTCAGTATCAATTTGGTTCAGATCTGGATCCGAATGGCAATGCTTTGATTGATAAAATTGTTGATAAGAATTTTTATCGTTTAACCATGAAGAAAGCAGGCAAGGACCATTGGTCGGCTATAGGCCACGTTATTTTCGTTATAGGGCGGAAATGTTTAATGCCTTACCATTTTATTGATGCGTTTAACAGAGACATTCAAGAAGGGAAAGGTTCACAAGTGGTTAGGTTTTCTCAATATTCTAAGAGTGATAGAGCGGAATCTATTATCTTTGAATGTTGTATTGAGGACATTGTCTATAAATATTTGAATAGAGAATGTTTAGATCATCCTTATGACGTTTCGTTATTGGATATGCCTGATGTTTTTAGACGCCATAAAGATATTACAGAAAATTTTATGAAGTTTTCTGATTTTGACACATCTCAGACTTTAAACATTAGAATGGACAAATATGAGAAAACGACCGGTTTCTTGACCAAGAGTTATTGTTCAGGGGCAAATTTTGAATTAGAAGCAGTGATGGCAGTAGAGGGTGACACGCTTTTACGTACACCTCTCATAATTGCATATTCTATGCCAACTAATTCAGGAGATTGTGGAGCTTTGGTTTCTATTGTGGATCCCCGCACTCGAGGTCAAAAAATTTTGGGTTATCATTTTGCGGCTTTTAAAGAACAACGTATAGGGTTAACTCAGATGATTTGTCAAGAGTTTTTCCCTTTTTTGCTTTCTAATAAGCCAATACCAAGCGTGAGAATTGCGGAGTCAATTGGCAGGTTGCCGAGGTACGATGCAGTTTTTGCTGACCCAATTGAACCTGTTAGAGCCGTGCCTGTTACCATTTCAGCTTTGCTTCCTGAGGAGCCGGCTGAGGGTGAAATGGGAGGCGGCGACATTGGTTCGGAACCACCTTCAGTGACAACGGTAGTTATGTTGAACAATCATCCTGGATTTAAGGTTCTTGAACCAAATCCGAAATATGTTCCAACAGCCCCAACCGGAACTAAGATTATTCCTTCTCCTTTGTACGAAAAATGGGGCCCCAGTAAGAAAGCCCCTGCTAAGTTGCGGCCTTTTAGGACACCATCGGGTGTGATAGATCCGGGTCGAAAAGCATTAGATGGATTTTGTAGGAATACGAAATCTATAAATTGTTTAAGGTTAAGACAGTGTGTGTCGGAATATTTTGATTTCCTTTATGCAAATTCGACCAATGATGTTAACAGGCGGGTGTTGAGTTTTGAAGAGGCTGCGGCCGGCTTAGAATTTGACCCTGATTTCTGTTGTATAGACAGGTCTACATCTCCAGGATATCCATGGAATTGTATAGCTCATCCTTTGAGGGGGAAGAAAAGATTTTTCGGTAGTGATGGACCCTTTGATTTTTCATCTGACGAATGCGTAACATTGCGGAAACAGTGTTTAGAAATGTTACAAAATTTGAATGAAGGCGTGCGACAACCGCAAATTTTTACTGATTCTTTAAAGGATGAGCTTCGACCTCGTGACAAAGTTCTCGAGGGCAAAACGAGATTGTTTTCAGCAGGCAATGTACAGTTATTACTGGTTTCTCGCATGCTGTTTGGATCGTTTCAGCTACATTATGTTAAGAATAAGATCCACAACGGAGGAACGTTGGGAATGAATCCTTATAGTGATGATTGGCATTATTTGGCAACACAGTTGTTATCAATGCCTGATTCAAACGGTGTGTCATATATTGGGGCAGGAGACTATTCCGGTTATGATAAAAGTGAAGTTCCATTGCCACATGAGTATATCGTTGATGAAATTAATAAATTTTATGACGATGAGTATTCATTGGCTAGGAAAACTCTTATTAAAGAGTTGACTCATTCACGCCACATATTTAGAGGGGTGATTTATGAGTGGAATGGAGGTATGCCTTCGGGTCATCCTCTTACGTCACTCATGAATTGCATATATAATCACGTTGCTTTTAGAATGTGTTGGAAAAAGATGTTGCGTGATTACGAAGATGAAATAGATTTGGGTGACAATTTGTTTGACAGTCATGTCAAACTTTATGTTCATGGAGACGACAATGTCTTTGCTGTGTCTCCAAAGTATTGTGTATTATTTAATCCTGAGTTCATTTCTGAGGCTATGTTCGATACTATGGGTTTGATTTATACTTCTGAAACAAAGAATACCGCTGATGCGGAATGGAGAAATATTTCTCAAGTTGAATTTTTGAAACGAAGCTTTAGATTTGATGAGGAAGTTAGACAGTTTGTTGCTCCATGGCGACTTTCTGAACTTTTGGAGTGTCTTTACTGGACTAAAGATAATTCTCAACGAATTCAAATTGTTCACGACAAAATGGAATTAGTTATGAGAGAGTTATCTTTGCATGGTAGAGAAATTTTTGATAAGTATAGTCACGTGATAACTCGTGCTTATTATACTTATATGAAGAGGTTCGGTTTGATCCAGGTAGATCGCAATTACGAAAGCAATCGCGATAAGACTATCGGTCAACCTTTCTTCTTATATTAAATAACATCGTCGTGGCGGACGTTAAAACGCAGCAAGAGTGGCGCCTTGCTTTCCATAGCCCCCCTTGATGTGTTAATCGACTTCTTTAAAAGGGGAGATTATTTGTGTATTGGTTACCTGTAAATGATTTAAATCGGTTTGTTTACTTGCTTGCACAAATTTTGGTTAGCTATTTAGCTTTACTATCAGACGCCCGTGGTGCAGCCCACCCAAAGTCAGAAAACCCGTCATGTCCATTTAGGATTAACGCATCCGTTTGACACATGTAAATTAACGCGTGAACATGAATGAAGAAAAATACGTTGAGAACACCAACGTTCCACAAGTTGTTCAAACCACCCAGTCTGAGGGTGGACAAACTCAGACAATTGGCACTACCGTTAATAAGGATGATGCGGGCATAGTCCGTGCTTCTTTTAACGATAATGTTTCTTTAATCCGCCAATTGACGGATACTTCGTCCACAGGTTATGCTCAGGATATTAAGGAGTTTTTGGCAAAACCTCAATTGATGGCGACAGGCGTTTTAACAGTTACTGATACCGTAACAACGTTTCCTAGTTACGTATTGCCTGAATTCTTTTTGAGTAATCCATTGATTTCTCGAAAGGTTGAAGGTTATTATGGTATTAGAGCCACTATTGTAATTCGTTTACAAGTTAACGCTACTCGTTTTCAACAAGGACGATATAGAGTTGTTGCAGTCCCTCTTGGTGGGGCTTCACAAAGCGACACTTGGATTGCAAATTATGCAAGAATGATGACAACGTCAGTGGTACAACGTACCACCGCTCCCGGTGTTGAGTTGGATTTGGCTTGTGATTCTATTGTAGAGTTAAAATTGCCTTTTATTTCCGCACGTTCCGCGACATTAGTTAAAGGGGGTACAACTCATTCTGCTGTTTGGTGGGTGAGATTGTTTCCTTATGTTCCTCTTGTCGCTGGTTCAGGAGACAATACTGCTGGCTATTCAATGTGGGCACATATGGAGGACGTCGAGCTTATGGGTGTTGCAATTCCACAGTCTGGAATACGAACTAATCGTGTTTCTAAGAATGCTACGGATGCAGAACAAGAAGCTTCAGGATTGAAGCCTATTTCTTCTGGATTATCTTTGATATCCAAAGGAATGTCTTCGCTTTCTATGGTTCCTTTATTGTCCTCTGTTGCTGCTCCAGCTAGTTGGGTTATGGACGTGGCTTCTAAGGCAGCTTGGTCTTTGGGTTATTCTAAACCGGCCAATTTAGCTCCACAACATAAAGTTATCAGATCTGTTAATTCTGGGTTTGCTAATGCCGATGAAGTTGACAATTCCAGTGTTTTGGCTTATACGTCACGTAATTCCGTTCAACCTTTGCCGGGTTTTGCAGGTACTGACGTTGATGAAATGTCAGTAAAATATGTAGCTGGCAAATTTGCTTTTTATGAGATATTTGCTATGAATGATGCTCAACCTGCTGGTACAGTTTTGTGGGCAACCCCTACCAATCCCGGCACGTTTACCAGAGCTGTTTCAGGCGGTCCCGGAGCTACAGCATTTACACCTTTAGCTTTTGCTTCCAAGTTTTTTATGTATTATCGTGGTTCTATTAAATTTAGAATCAAAATTGTTAAGACTGAGTTTCATTCAGGTCGTCTTCTTGTAGCTTTTTCTCCTCGTAATTCAGAGGGTACTACTTCATCTCCTACAATATTCGATACTCAGTACTTACATCGACAAGTTGTCGATATTAGAAATAACAACGAGTTCGAGATTGTTGTTCCTTACGTCGCATTGGAGAGTTATTTACTTTCTGCAGATAGTAGTGATGCTCCTATGTTGTATTTTTACGTTCTCGACCCTCTCGTTGCTCCAAGTACAGTTAACAATGCTATTGCTTTTCTGGTTGAAGTTGCGGGAGGTGATGACATTGAGTTTCAGGTTCCACAGCGATTTAATGCTGCTCCTGTACTCTTGGCAAGTTATCAAATGGGCGATTCCACTGAGTGTGGATTTGCCTCTACAAGTTTTGGTGGAAAGAAGACTGATGACATTTTGTCATCTTCGGCGTGTATTGGAGAACACGTTACTTCTTTCCGTCAACTTCTTAAAGTACCCTGCTTTTGTACTACAAACGATTCTAATAATGGAAGTTTTTCTTTTGCCCATTTTAGTCCGTTTACAGTAAATGTAGGCCATTACGTTGCAGGTACATATACAATTACTTATACCTACCCAGATTTGTACTCCATTCTCGGTAGTTGTTACGCTTTACATCGCGGTTCTGTTCGTATTAAAATGATTCAATCATTAGCACATACTTTTCAGAACGCGACTGATAACGCGTTGGCCTACTATCAGCCTGCCGCTCCAGATTTTGCTGATTGGGTGTTTAATGTTACAACCGATCGCTTTGGCAACGCTGATGCACGCGGTGCTTCTAACGTCATTACACAACCGTTTATAACTACGTTGAATAATGGTATAGAGATTACAGTACCGCAATATTCGCGCACTCACTCGAGGGCTGTTGGTGATCATATTGTATCACCAAGTTCTGTACGATCTAGAGTACAGAACTCTACAACTCTTGATCCTTTTACCCTCGTAGTCGATCGCTGCGCGGGTGCGGGTGCCGGATATTATTTCGCTCGCTGTGGTGGAGACGATTTAGAGTTCGGCATGTTTATTAGTGTACCAATTCTCGCCGTAGGCGTTATTGGTCAACTCTAAATCTCTACAGTGAGCAGTCTGATCCGACTGTTCTGAGAGGTTTCGCAGGTTTACCTCAGAAAAGTGCCGAAAGGGTCCTGGCAAAATATCCTTAGGTGCGGCCACGTTACGGTGCCTTGACAACGCACGGTGCAAAATGTCC